TACGGCCTCAAGGCCGAAATCCGTGTACCGGTAATTCTCAAGAACGGAGAAATTCTGCTCGCCGATCTTGAGCGGATCCTCGCTGGGATTCCACTCCCCGATGAAGAGAAACTGCTTGCGCATCAGGTCAATATTTTCCGTTTGAGGCATGTCCAGGGTGAAGAGATTCGGTTTTCTCTCTGTTGTTATGATCTCTCTATCCTGGCCCTCAAGGATTTCGAGCGGAAAAAGAGGGGGCTTCTTTTCCGGGATCACTATTTCTTTGGGTTTTTTGTTATCAGCCATCTGTCGTCTGTCGTCTATCTTTCCTTGCTCATCGTCTTATCCAGGACCTTCATCATCTCCCGCGTATCCACGCCGCGCTCATAGAGATCCTGGCGGTGAAACAGGAGATTCCTCAGATAGATCTTCACTATTATCCTTGCACTGGCATATTTTCGGGACTTGATCAGGGCACGATAGAAAACGTAGAGCACTGCATACAAACGATATTCGATCGGGATATTGCATATATCATCGGTCAGTTTGGAGAAGAGTACCGTCACATTCTCACCTGCGCTTGCCTCGTCACACACCGGATAGAATCCGAGCCTGCCGGCAAAATCATAATAGAATTCCGGAGGGCCTGATTTCATCTCCGAAGCATGGCCAATCTGCCTGGGGTGGATTCTATACAAACCCTTATTTTCAAACAGACAGGCATAGACCCTCAGACAGCCGCCCGGTTTGGTGTATTCAAGCGTATCATCAAGGAGCGCTACAGGCTCCGATGTCTCATAACACAGGGCCTTGCTTGAGATATCCATACATGCCTGTTCCTTCCAGTTGCAGATCTCATCATCACCAAAGAGCAATGCACTGGGCTCGGCCAGCAATGCCCGGACATATACGGCCATATCCGACCATGTGTCCGTGACGGTCATTACAGCTGTTCCGCATGCGGTGGCATCGGCAATCAATTTATTGGTCCGGCCGATGGTGGTAGCATTTTCGAGCGTGAATCCTGTGCCTGTCACGGCCCAGGTGAAAGGCGAACATCCGCCTGTAACAGTGATTGTCTTCTCTTCACTCCTGTCGATTGTCTCCGGATTACCGGCATCGTATGCTAAATCGTCCATGTTACTTCCTTAGACAGGATTAACAGGATTAACAGGATTTTTGTACCTGCCTACCGGCGGATTAACCCGCCTCCGGCGGATTCATCACTTCGGGTCAGGGCCTTCTTTTGCCCCACCGGACGTTTGCGAATTCTTTTTCCCTTTCCGCTTTGGGGACTCGCCTGACTCTTTTTTTTTAAGCTTCCCGTTAAACAGACATGCTAAGTACTCCCGGATATCATCCTGACCGAGGCTCTCCCTTTCCATAACCTTCATTAAAGTGAGTGCATCCTGAAGAAAGCCATGGGAGAAAACCTGAAGTTTGGAGAAATCTTTCATACGCATTCCCATTCGTAATATGTCAGTCCTTTCACACAATCGACCTGATAACCGCTCCCATCTCCATAATTCCTACAACCCATTGATGGTATATTTCCACCTGTTAAACAACCGCTACAGCCATCTGAGAGACAGCTGCCTTCATTGCATTCGGATGTGCTTTCTCCACATCCAGGGTAAGGATTATCGCAATCATAATATCCACTCGCTACACCACACTTTGGACCCCAGAGCTGATATTGCTTTTGATACCCTGAAATCTTCTCATGCTCGCCTGAATTTTCATCAGGTTCGCTTATGGTATTAGTGACGGCACCTGGCAGAGTACACTTCCCGGTTGATTTCTGTACCCACTGCCCTTCCGTGCATCTGACATAGCCTGTTACAGTTGGCATTACGGTTTGAGGTTATTCCTTTACAGCTACGGTTCTGTCCGCGAGTTTCATCATATCGCGGGAATCCTGGCCTCGCTCCTGGAGATCCTGGCGGTGAAACAGGAGATTATTCAGGTACATGGTCAGGACATTGTTGGCATTGGCATACATTCTATCCTTGAGTAACCCGCGATAAAGCCCATAGAGAATGGCGTATGGTTGATATTCATCCGGGAAACTGGCATCCACTATGTCATCCACTTCCTTTGCACCCAGGACAGTGACTTTTTTTGTGGCACTGCCGGCATCGCACACAGGATATATCCCTATCTTTTTGGCAAACTCATAGTAGAATTGCGGCGGCCCGGAAGTTGTGGACCCGAGGTGGCCGATCTGCTTGGGCTCAATTCTATACAAACCCTTATTCTCGAATCGACAGGATATGACCTTGATAATGCCGGTTGGCCTGTCATATTCGAGTATATTTTCGACCAATGTGAGCTCTTGAGATCCGTCCTCGCAGCATAGGGCCTTGGATGAGATATCGATGGCGGCCTGATCGATCCAGTTATTGACATCGGCGTTGTCAAAAAACCCGGCTGCCGCCTCATTGAACAGGGTTCGGATCTCGGTGTGGATCTGTGCTTTTGTCAGTGCCATGATTTAACTCCTTTAAGGTTCGCGGTTCAGGGTTCAAGGTTCAACGGTTAAAAAACCTGAACCGCGAACCCTGAACCCTGAATCTCTTAATATCGTCCTCGATATCGGCCATCCTGGAGCCTGGCCTGTGCCCGCTCGATGCGTGTTCGCTTTATCTCCTCTGAAAAGAGCCCGCCGATCACGGCTGCATCGGTCAGCTCACCTTTAGGGATCTTGAAAATAGATGCCGCACCCGCAGCAATGGCCTTGCATACCATGGATGGAAAACGCCAGAAGCCATAGTCGGAAAACACAGGGGAGGGCATGCAGATATAGGGCACGGTTATGGTATAGTCTGTAGTTCCGGAAGGGGCATCCAGTACCAATTGTTTTTCGGCTGCAGGCTGGATGATATAGACATCATTCTGGGTCCAATCGTTATTTGCTCCCTCAAAAAGCGCAGCAACCAGATGCGTGGCATCCGTGACAGAGAGCACATAGCCGGTTGCCCCGTCCGTGGTATTATGGATGATATCCCTGGGATATACCCTGTCTGTGGTGGTAAACAGCATGCTGTCATCCTGGAGGATGCATTGGCCGCCTGATTTTGCACCGGCTGCATCTGCGGTGCCCTGGATAAGGGATTCTTTGTCCGCCTTCTCAATGATCGCGAATCTGCCGGGAATATCTTTGGTATCGGTGAGATTTGTCTTGAACAATTTCTCGTAGGTGACCTTCAGGGGCCAGGAATAGGTAGTGCCGTCATAGAACTTGACAAAGAATCGCCCACTCCTGTTTTTCATGTAGAGATCGATAAAATCCGGGGGGAGATCATATGCCTGTTCGCCCTCCGCAGTGGGAATATCCACCGAGGCATGGAGCATCCTGGTCTCACGGCAGAAAATAGCTACTGCCATATCCAGGCATTCATAGATCCTGCGCTGGTTTGCCTGAATATCGGATGGTGCGGCCTCATCGAGGAAATCCAGGACTTCCCTGGTTAGTTTTTTGCCATCCATGGTGACCTCCGTGAATGTTGACCGTTGACCGTTGACCGTTGCTAATAACGGATAACGGATAACTACACGGTCTTCTTTGCATCCTTTACGGCATCGTCCAGGGACACCTTTTTCTCAGGTGGTACGATCTGGCAAAATTTCAATTCTATGCTGAATTTCTTTGCCATATCCCACCGATCACTTTTATCGCTTGCGGATTTAACTCTTCCCTTGGTAATGACTGTAACATCGTCATTGATGTTGATATTCTCAAACCCTTTGGGCTGGACCTTGGCCTTTTCTCCGAAATTGAAATTAACACTCGGTATTTCTTTTATTTCCGGCATTTTTTCTACCTCCTTCATGCTTTATTTCCTCTCACGGATAACGGATAACGGATAACGGATAACGATTCATATCCCCGGAGGATCCTTATCCGGTCCGTATGTAAAACTATCTACGCCTTTGCCGCAATGGGGGCATCGGTCCGTATCCTCATACATCTCGGCGTCCTCGATATAGAGCGCACCACAATAAGGACAGATACGAGTCGGCATCTCTTTAATAGGTCCGGACATGGATTAGCCTTTCAAAGGTTCAGAGGTTCAACGGTTCAAGGTTCAGAGGTTAAACCCGTGAACCTGGAAACTTTAAAAATTCTCGGCTGCCGTCTTCTCTGCCGGACCAGGTTCACCCTTCATGTCTTCATCGGCAGCCGGTAGAACCGATTCTGTCTCAAGTTTCTTGTAGCGATAATTGCCGATTTCAATAATGCTTGCCTTACCCCACCAATCGGGCCTGCCATCAGGAGAGCATTCAAACCAGGACATGGGGTCTGACCATGCGTCTTTTTTGCGATCGGTGAGAAGCCGCCTGACATACTGGGCCGCGTCCAGATCGCTGTCACTTTTCGTCAGTCCTTGAAGCGCATCCTGTCTGGCCTCCTGTGTCTTTTTACGGTCCGCGTAATATTTCTCGGAGATCTGCTTACCGCTGCGATCCCACCAGGCCTCTGCCAGTTTTTTCTGGTATGCGTCATTGATGATGTCAAACTCCTTTTTTTCCTTTACCGGGGACCCATCCTTGTATCCGTAGATGCCAGTGTGATGGAGATAGATCTGGCTTCCGTCGCTCTCCTGCCATGACCGGATGATATGAACGGGCCGTAAAACCGGCTTGCCGTCCTTATCGGTTTCCTTTACGAATAGTTTCTGCATGTCTCACTCCTTACTTTTTGCCACTAAGACACTAAGACACTAAGAAAATAATTAAAATTTTAAACCTTCGTGACTTAGTGCCTTTGTGGCAGGTTTTGTTGTTGTTACTCGCCAACAAAGAGCATTCTCAAGGTCACCGCCGCCGGTGTACTGGCCCCACCTGTGAGCTCGGTGCCGGCATTATAGATCCTGATTGTATGATTGGTCCGATCAAACTTATGAACGTACCCGCTTGCCGAGGCTTGCTCGATCAGGCCTGCATCGATTACCTTGAGAAAGCCGAATTTCTCTTTGGCCGGTAAGGGAACGCCGCCGGTCGGATATGTCAGTGCCCCATCGCCGAATGTGAGATCTGCAATGGTGACATTCTTTTGCAATGCCCCGTGGCCGATATCCCTTTTATCCACGGGAACGCTGATCGTCACATCAGTAGCTACTAAATCTCCCATAGCCTTACTCCTTTCATGGTTTAGCCGCCAGGCTTACCCCGCAGGGGCGGGGCAAGCGGCGGGTCAAATTGTTATCCGGGTTCACGGTTCTGGATTCACCGTTTTTTTTGTTTAACCGTTGAACCTCTTCTTGGTTATGCCGTCTTAACCATATCCGTCAGATTGGTCTTGATCTCCGGCAGATAGGAGACGAGCAGGAATGGCTTTACGTGCCCTGTAGGGCTCCCGCCCGACGCCTTGGCAGTCAATTCCACAACAACCTCTTCACCGGGCTCAAGGATATCGCCCATCTCGGCCTCGTCATACATGACTTTGCCGGCTGCTGTGGTAGCCAGGGCAAAATTGGCCACATCGCCATCGCCCCGGCTTGCGTCGCTGCCCGCAGTGGGCCGCTTGTCAAATTTAACAACCGGGGTTGCCGTACCCGCGCAGACCTCTGTTACCACCAGGCCTGCAAGAACTACTTCGCACTTATAGGGAATGATAAATGTTCCCATATCCCCTACGGCCTGATCCATGTCGATGCCCTGGGCATCGTTATAGTCCACGTGCAGATGCAGGGGAAGTGCAACTGGCTCGTTTGATCTTAACATGATTCTATCCTCCTGTTTTAGTTTAGCCGCCGTAATTCCGGCGGGTTAATTGATTACTGACTATTGACAATCGTCAATTTAGTCCGCGTCTGGCGGATGAAAACCATTAAGTATCGTCTGACGCAATCCGCACGATCCTGGCCTCTCGATCCGTGGCTGTCGGGAATTTCACACCAAAGGCCACGGTTCCGTACCAGGCAACCGCGTGCCTGCGGCCAAAATCAGCCGTGTAATTGGGCTGTGCTCTAAGATGCGGAAATTCGATCTCTATCCGGGCTACGGCATCTTTGCCAAAAATGACACCTTCACCGAGCACATTCGCGGCACCCACGGAATTGGAAAGGGCACTCTCATTGGTTACCTCGACCATGCGGACACTCTCCACCTGGCCTATCTCGCCGCGGTAGATGTGATCACCCTTACGCAGATACAGATTCCAGGCCTCGATACATTTGTCATCCCTGAGCCCTCTCATGGCCTTGGTCGAGATAAGCCCGATAAAGTGCTCACCCTCGTAGAAGGGAACATGCAGATCCTTGATCATATAATCCCTGATCGCAGAGAGATGATGCTTGGTCAGGTTGACAGTAGCCTGCGTGGATGGCGAACCGTCCACATCCCATGTGCCGCCTGTCAGGGAAGTCGGGATGAATATTATCTTGGCATCGGTACTGACAAATTCCGTTGCCGCGGCTACATCCATGGCCTGATTCATTTGATCCATAAGCCCTTCCTGGGCGCCATCCTTGGGATTGAACTTGGAGAGCTGTTTTGCAAGATCGGTATACTCAACGCCCCGGCCCCATTCCTTGATGGTGATCTGCTTTTTACCCATGGTCAGCTGATCGATAGGGACGCGGGTATGTTCTTCGAGCTGGCCCGATGTCGGATCGGTTAAAGGTTTGTAATAGATCAAGGTGATAGACTCACCCATCCCTTTACCGTAGGAGTCTTCCTTTTTGGTAAAGGGCACAAATTTGAACGCCCGGGCGGCAACCTTGAGCAGCTGGCCCGAGAGCGCATGATTCTTATAGATGCCGCTTGCGGCGTCGAATGTCCAGGTAAATACTTGACCCATGACTTATCCTCCTTGGTTATACGCGTCTCTCCTCAAGCGCACTTTCTATGGCATCATCCAGGGACACAGGTTTGACTTCATCGGCTTCACCTGTGGGTTTTTCTTTTCCGCCTTTCCCCAGGGGCAGAGCTGCCTCTTGCTCTTTCTTGCTCTTTTCCTCAGCAGCCTCTTCCAGACCCTTTTGAAAGCCCTGCTTGTGGCGATCCACATAATTTTTTGTCTTGTTGATAGCCCATTCGATCTGTTGATCAAAATCCATCGGCTTGCCTTGTTCATCCTCTGTCGGGGCCTGCTGACATACCAGCTTGAAATATTCATCTTCGGGATCGATGTCTGCCTTTTTGGCCAGCTCCTTGACATGCTTCTGTGCCTCTGTTGTCTCATCAGCTTCTGTCTCTACCCCTTCTTCCTTTTCCGGTCCGCCGGCTGCGAGACCGGGATGTTCCCGAACATATGCACTGATTTCCCCGTCTTTTTTCGCCCAGATTTTTGCAACATCCTCCTGATACTCGTCATCATCCGGATCAAGCTCTTCAATTGCCTTGAGGGCCTCTTTATTTTTGTCTATGGCAAACTCATTAAAATCCTTATCTGCCTTTTCCCTCTCTTCCTTGATCTTTCCAGCATCCTCAAGTTCCTTGATTCTTTCTCTGGACTTTTTGAGCTCTTGATCAACCCTGGTCTTCTCGCCCTGGAGACCTCGGTAACCCTCCTCAGCCTTGTCGTGGTCTTCAAACCGATGGGAGGGTTTTTCCTCTTCCTTAACCTCGACCTTTTCAGGAGGTTTCTCCTCTTCTTTTTTCTTCGGAGTTTCCTCCTTCACCTCTTTAGCGGGCTTTTCGGGCTTCTCTTCCTTGTCTGTCCTCTGTCCTCTGTCTTCTGTCCTCTCGGTTTCTTCGGGGTGTTCAGTCTTTTCTTTCTCTTTCTCTTCCTTTGCAGGGATGGACTCGTCCGGTGCGGGAGTTTCTCCGGGAGTGGAGGCAGCCTCTTTGAGTTCTCCTTCAAACCGCTCCTGGCCTTCTTCCATAACCGCATCAAGATCCAGCGTAATCTGCTCTTCCTCTTTTTCAGCCATCACTCATATACCTCCTTTAGGTTGTTGAGTTTCACCCGCCTATGGCGGGGTGCCAAAAAAAAACGGGTTCTTACCATTGATTCCGGCGCCGGTAAGAACCCGATTTTTTTGGCTTATTTATGCGCTTCAGCGCATTTATGATCTTAGATCTTAGATTTTAGATCGAAAATCGAAAATCGAAAATCAAAAATCACGCAAATTGTCTTTGATAAATTTCGTTAATGGCCTTCTTTGCCAGATTCTCCTTATGTTTCACATCGGTCAATATCTTCTCATATGCCCTTGCTTCGGGATCATCGGATATCAATTTCAATATCCTTTTCTCCAGTTTTTTTGCAATGAGAGCAATAAGCAATTGCCCTTCCTCAGAGATAACGACATTGATAAACTCGGCCTGCTTTCTCAGGCTATGCTCTTTCTTTTGCTCCCGTTCTACCTTTTTAGTCTTCAGACTATCGACCGGCTTTTGCTCCACAGGATCTATATCAGGACCTTGTTCCATGTTGGTTCACCATTAAGAGGTTAAGAGGTTCAAAGGTTCACGGTTCAACGGTTCTAAACCTAAATGTTCTGCCATAATTTTCAACCTAACGCTGCAAATCAGGAGCGCCCCTTGGCGTCTGCTGAATTTGCCTTGTTAGATTCCACCATATCTACCAGTAATATATCCAAGAGCCCACAAAATAAGAAAAAGAAAATAAAGGCCTCTTGGGCCGGATTTTTTATAATTCCCAGTATCAGTTATTGCAGATACAGTTAAAAGAATAAAAACAACGCAAGACAAATAATAAAATCCTGTCATGAAAAATCTCCTTTCTTAAGAATTTAACAGCTAACATATATAGAAAATTTATCTTGATAGTATGGTTTAATTTTCTCCTCCAGATTTTACGTCTAACCGTTGAACCGTGAACCTCTTAACCTTGAACCTCTTTGGGTTTGCTTATCGCCTTCACAGCCCGGCCTTTATCCTCAATGGTCTTCACAGCCCCATCCTTCTCGATCGTATCTATCTTCTCTGCCAGCTCCGCAATTCCCAGGGCCTCCTGGAGTTCCTGGAGCCTTTCCATGGCATCTGTCTGCTTGCCCTGGGCCAGCTGCATCTGTAGATCGATGATTTTTGCCTCGTCTTCGGTTGCAATGATATTTTCATCCTCCAGGTTCACCCTGGTCTCAATGGCCTTCAAGACCGCATATGGCTTAATATACGGTGCATACCGGGGTCTCTCGGATAGCGGTATAATCACACTTTTTATATTCACCAGGGTCTCATTCTCCTTGAGCAATGCCTGGATTCCGGATATATGAAAAGTACCGTCGAACCTCGGTACGCCGCTGACGCCGTTTTTAGCCGCGGGATTGGGACTAACACCATATTCAGCCAGTTCCTCTTTTGTGAAAATCTCCGCATAGTCTCTATAACCGGCATGCGCCTCCACAATCTCCTGGCCGGCACTCACCGCAGCAATAGCTCCGCCTTCGGTGTTATCTCCCATCAGCCCGAACACTCCCATGGCCTGGTTCAGATTCATGGCAGATTCCCTGTAGGTTATATCCTTGCGATATCCGGGCAGTCCCTGGACGGCATCGGTCACAAATGATCCTCTCTGATAGAGCTGGTCGTAATGCTGGGCATTTGCCAGGACATCGCTGGTCCTGGATCGCCGCTGCTCGATGCGTATGGCCTGCTGGCCCTGCCCTGTTGCCTTGGTCAGCACATCCTTACCCGGCCATGTCTCGGCATCATCGGGATCTACCAGGGCATCGACATTGATCTCCTTTGGTGGATTGACAATCCATTGCATGTAGTCCTGATGGAGGCACATGATATTGTTCATTGCCTCCCAAATAGTCATGATACCCTCAAGCAGGCCCCGGCCGCCATGGCGCAGGATATTGGGCAGGGGAGAGAATGAGATCCCGGGCCAGCGCAAACTCGGGTAAGACACTGCCTTCGGTACCTGGATAACCCTGCCGCCCGCAAAGGTATATGTTGCGGAGGGCAATAAAAGGTTACCCTTCGGATCCAGCACAATACCCCAGAACTCACTGGTTAGAATCAGCTTCCGGAATCTTGACCGCTCCCAGGTCATATCCTTACGTGCATTGATGGCTTCTTTGGTGCTAAATACATTGTCATCGGGGTTGTCGCTTTCCATCTGCTTGACCCGGGCCACATCGAAATACCTTCCGGCCTTCTCACCTTTCTTCAGCACAAAATAGTCCAGCCACTCCTGATGGATCCAGTACATGCCGGACTGCGAATCCCGGGACAGGGCATCCGAATCCCGCTGGATCTTCCAGGGCTCGATAAGGCTGTATTCAAGCCCTTTTCCGGGTACCCACCTGGGGATCATCTCCTGGCTGATACCCACGGCAAGGCCCATTACGCTGGCATCCGTAAAGTTCAATATGAAATTGGCATGTTGCTCGTTGAGCTGAAAATCCATGACTTTCTGCCAGAAATCGGCCGCATCTTTATTCTTTGTGTTTTTGATACTCAGAAATTTGGGAGAAAAGGCCTTTCTGACAGCCGCTGCACCATATTGAACGGTCTCAAAAGGCTTGGGCACAATGATTCGGGCCTGCCAGTCCTCTTTATCGGCATAGCTTACCGGTTCTTTCTCATTGTATACCTCCCAGCAATCCTTCTGGACCTTCCTGATCACGCTTTGCTCTTTCACGCTTTTCTTGATACAATCCATGCCGTAATCCACAAAATGCTTCTCGTTCTCGCCTGCATAGGCCCGGGCCGCATCTTGCCGTTCCTTTTCCTCCTTTTCATCCATAGAAGGATAAGGTGAAAGAGTGTCCATCTCCCGCTTTCGATTCAGGACCTCGATTGTGGGGTCCGGTAATTCAATGGGCATTGTTTAAACCTCACTGTGTTCGGGCTTCTGGGTACTGGGTTAACCGTTGACCTCTTTATAATCTCTCATTCTCTGGTATCCACCCCATAAATCTTGCAGGGACCCCGTAATATATACCAAAAGGTTCTGTATTTTTGGTTACAACTGATCCAGCCCCTATAAGACATTGTTCACCGATAGTAACATCAGGCATTATAAGGGCTTTTGCTGCTATACGAGCGCCTCTTTTAACAATTGCAGGTTTTCGCTCACTCAACATGTTTTGACGTCCATGGGAGATGTGTCTTGTATTTATCATCATTGCCATGGGTCCAAAGTAAACGTCATCTTCTATGATAGCCCCTTCTGTTATGTGGGCCTGCTCATGGATAACAACATTTTTGCCTATTTTCACTTTATCGGCTACATAAACTAATGCTCTTATATCTACGTCTTGTGCAAACATTGATTTATTTACTATAACTGCACTGGGATGTATGATCATTTTTTGTTTTTTTCGCCTCCTTCGCCTATTCCATTATTTTTCCCACCAACAAGGATGAACCAGTAACTGCATCAGGCCTTCAGGTAATGCGTTAAAATTATCAATGATCTTATAGGCATTTTGAATATCACCCTCATTTCCCTTTTCAAAGGTGCTTGTTTTCTCAAGGCCACCCTGCCATTTTGCGCCGGAATCAGACAAATAACAATCTCTTGGTAAGAAATACGCTTCCCATTCTAATCCATAATCCTTCATAGGGATAAAATTCCAGATAAAGTAATTAGTCGTATGTGTATTGTAAAAAATACTATCGCCATGAGAAGAAGATCCTTTAATTTCAATCCCGTTATCACTTAAAAACTTTAACGGTTTTGCAATTAATTCATGAGGATCGGTTCCAGTCTTTATGTGTTGTGCTAAAACATTATTATGCCATCCAAGGCGATGTCCTAATTCTATAAATTTATGACATTGTTTGGCAAATTTCGCGGTATAATCGAAATACTCTTCCGTATCTAAAAGGAAATATGTTGAAAATATCCCCTTTCCGTGTTCTTGTTCTGCAAAATCAAAGGCGTGTTCGATACTATGGTCTACATCGTGCCTTATCGCTAAAAATTTTCCTTCGCCGGCCCGCTCTCCAATAAAAACAATTTCAGCTTCTATCCTCTTAAGAAGCTTAAAATAATCAATGCCTTCAAGTTTAGTTTTCATAATGGTGTACCAACATAGATACCATATCAGTTCTCTTTATTATACCTTCCATTGTTACTTTGAATCCGTAATCTTTCGCTAATTCCCTATATTTTCTTGCGCAATCACCCATAGTAGGATCTTCCAGGTTAAAAAATTCATATCTGGCATTTCGTATAATCACCCTCTGGCTATTTTTTACGCCCAATCCGTCCAAAAATGCTTCAACATCATTCCATATGTTGGTAAAAAAATAAGTGTCATCCATCCATGCGTATATGTAAGGGAAAAGATCAAACACATCGATGTGTTTTGATGTCGTGAGAAACTGATCTGCACTGACAATATCATATGTGCTTGAATCATATTTAATTCGCTCAAAACTATCCAGAGTTTCTACTTCAGCATCAGGGCATGTTATTGCAAGTTTATTGGCAAGATCCGATTTCTTTTCCCATACTCTTAATTTGTTTACGTTTTGATACAACATACCGGTCCAGGCTGCTCCCTGACCGCCAAATAATTCAAGGGCATTTTTATCTTGAATATTGGGAATTAAATTCAAGATATCTTTCAACATATCAATCTCCATGGAGTGAAAAGGAACCGTTCCTTCCAGTTTCTTAATCCATCGTTGCGCCCACCATAATGATCGCCGTACATCAAAAACTTTAACCCTTCACACCATTTTGAGGTATGCACCCATTCCCTCATGGTAAAATGTAGCAAAACCATGATGCTCTTGCTCAAATGGTCTCCGTGGCCTATTATTTGACTATAGAGCAGAATATCGCCGGCTCTCTTACTGGTTATATATCCCGTTAATAGGCCATCCTTGAATATTCCCCATCCCATCGGCCAATGGTATAAACAGCTTTTTTTAAACTCTGTTTCTCTTTTAAGCTGCTCTGGCAATACTCTATAAGCCTCCCTCATGGGGCCGCCGCTTCTTATTTCCTTGGATGTATTGATCGCATATATATCATTCAAATAATCATTCCACCGAAATTCACGACATCGATATCCGAGCTTTAAAGCCATTCTAAGGTTACGTCTCTGTCTGGGCGCATATCTATCTGACTGCTCATACCTGGTAATATATTCGTTATAAGATTCATCAAGAAAAATAATTGAGGATTCAATAGGCCCATTAATATACTTTCCTTCGAGCTTAACGAGTTTATCGCCGTGGCAAGAACATTCTCTTTTTAGGTCAATCAGCAAGTCCATAGGGAACCTCTGAACCTTGAACCGTTGAACCTCCTTTAACCTATTCCATCTATGAACCCCAGCTCCTGAATATACGGCATGGTCATTTTTTCAACCGTTTCTATTTGTGCAGCGCTCAGGCCCTGTCTGTATTTTCCCACATAGGAAAGATCAATGGGTTCTTTGAGCTGCTCCGCACTGGGATGCCCGGCCGGGTGATTTAAAAAGGAGTGCGGCATCTCATGGTGCCTCAATACATTGGGATCGAAATCCTCGCGCAACCATCTGAGTAATTTCCGGATTGTGAGCTCCGTATCGAGTACGAGCCGGTTGAAATTAATTTCATAGAGGCGAATCTTATTTTTGCGGGCCGTATCCCGGGATGTTACTATAGTGTAGACCCATTGATCCGCAATCTCTTCCAGGCTATCAGACCCCCAATTCACTTTGAGCAAACCATTGACATTATCGCGGGGATCCTTGATCACATGGATAAATCGTGCCGCTGGCCAGTATTCTGCGTATTCCTTGAAATCGGAGGCGATATCGTTCATGATCTTCAGGCCCCAGCGTATCTTTGCCGCCTTATCCATGGCCACCTCACAGAGTCGATCGATCAGTGCGCAACGCTCTGTGAATGATTGGATTCTTTTATCCGGATGGTGCAACAATATATGCATGAGATCCCCGGGCATAATGCCGAGCCTCCCTACCCGGCCTATAAACTTGATACCGGGGCGAAAGTTACGCGGACAATCCTCATTACCAATATAATTCATGGCATCCAGGATATACGCATGGAGATTAAGCGGGTCCCTGAAGTGAAGTTCCGGACCGCATTTTATATCGTGGTGCGAATCCAGCATAAGGGCCAGGAGTGTTGTGCCGCTCCTGCCCAGACCGCCTATGAATATTGGCCCTTTATTTGCCATGAAATTCCTCGTAATCCGGATGCTCATATTTCGTGCCGCGCCACAGGGTACCGCCGGGTAAATACAACAATTCTGATTTCTCAAAGAGCGCCCGGGCTTTTTGACGCCATAACTTTTTTGGTGAAACCAGGGCAACGAGTATTGTATATCCCTGTTTCTCAAGGATGGCCGCAAAACGGGCAATCCTCATGATATGTTCCTCTCGTTTTTTGTCGCTAAATCCGCTGTCAGGGAAATAGCCCCTGACCTCATCGCCATCCAGGATGATTGGCGCCCCGTATCGCTTCGGGTGCCGCCTGAGCATTTCTGCCAACCTGGCGGCAAGTGTTGTCTTACCGCTGCCCGGCTTGCCTGTTATCCAATAGACCATTATAGATATCCAGGATCTTATTTACCTGCCCCTCCATGGTTAATTCATGGCGTTTCTGCTGGACAATCTTTCGATAATATTCGTGTTGATTGTAAATTTGCGGGATTTCATCCAGGGATTCCACCACAACACCCAGCCCATGTCTTGTTACGAATTCGGCCGCCTCCTCTGCCTGGTACACAAGGCAGGGAATACCGGCTGCGATATAGTCAAACATCTTATTCGGCATCGCGGTATCCCACTGGCGGGACTTTACCGGGGAGCCGACCAGGCCCCAGTCGAACCTGGAAAGATTCCTGAGCAGATCCAGATAGGGTAATGTCGGCATACACACCGCGCCTGTATCTGCATAATCTTTGGTTTCATCCTTGTTGGCGTGATAGATATAAAAGACTATATTTCTCTTTCGCAGCTCATCTGCCAGGCTGCGGTAATCCCGACAGTTGACAAATACATATGTGCCGCCCTGGTATACGATCCCGCCGACCCTGGGAAGAGGCGGGAGGTTCATCATAAACTCATTGCACATGGAATAGATAACCTCAGTGGGCTTATCCTTAAGTGTTGTAAAGATATCTTTGAATTCATTGAGGCAATAATCTCTGTATCCGTTAGAGGGAAAGATAACGGCATCACACACATTCATGGAGCGGACTTCATCCGCATC